TCGTGTTCTCGCCGGCCAGCCAGAAGAACACCTGCACCTGGTTGACGCCGATATCAGTATCTCGACGCCGATCCACGAAGTATCTGTCCGGCCGCCCGATCAAGTTCTTGTCATGCAGGATCAGGTAATCCTCTCTGGAGATCGGATAGATCTCGGTGTCGACGCCGTTCCTGCGTACCACCGCGCTCTGCACCTCGATGGTGCCGACTGGCAGATCGAAGCTCACCTCGCCGGGCGTGACCGTGTGCTCAATTTGTTCGAAGGTCCACTGCCTGTGCCCGCGGTTCGACCAGGATGAAAGTAGAAAGCCGCACGATCGCCTGATCGAAATGATGTGCTCGCCCGTGATCTCCTGCAGGTTCATGCCGGCGCGCTCGACCGCCTCGTCGCAGATCACCGCGAGGATCGGGTCAAACAGAAATGAGCCTGTGGTTGCCATCGTTATCCCCTCAGTACGCTTTCAGCGCCGACTGGGCTATTGACCGGAGTGCCATTGATCTGGCTAGGACCAAGATCCTTGGTAGATCCAGCGCCTGACGCTACGACTCCTGGCGGGACTTCTCTCAGCGTCCACCTGTGCAGCAATCCATGGACAATGCCATCGGCACCAAGCGTTGCGAACATGGTCTCTATCTCTGCCGTCGACAAAGCGCGATCGTAAATTCGCACATCATCCACAGGTCCACCGATCTCGCGCTCCAGGGCAGCCGCCTGGACACCTCCAATACGTGTCGCTTTCGAACTGCTCACGACATTGCCTGTCTGTGCTTGCGTACCTCCCAGCACTCCATTGACGTAGACTCTTTTGTTCACACCATCGTAGGTCATCGCGCAGAAATGCCAGATATTTGTCGGCGCGAGACTGAGAGAACCGGTCAAGTTAATACCACCAGCCCCGGTGTTTAAGTTCACTTCCAACGCTGGTGGCCCAGTGCCGTCATAATTCAGTGCCCATTCCTGGGCAGCATTGGCGATACCGTCGCCCTTACAAACAATTGTATTGTTTTCAGGTGCATGTGGATTCGGGTTATGCCAGCAAGTAATTGACATCGCTCCACTAAATGCTGGACTCAACGTACCCAGATCAATCGCCCGGTTAGCTGCATCACCTGGAAAAACCATCGCCATTAGCTGAACTCAATCCCGACTTCCAGCAACGCCCAGTCGCCAGTAAGGTCCGTGCCGACAGGCGGTATCCTTACCAATTCAAACTGCGTCAGTTCTCCTGGTGTGGCGTTCACTGTCGCCATGGAAAAGGTTTGCGAATCGTATTGCCATAGCTCGTTAGTCGGAAGGTCTAAGTCGGTCAATGCCGGCAAAGGATCCCACGCATCGACCGCTCCATTGTCAGCAATGCCTCGTTGAACCAGTCGCAAGCCCACCTGCCGTGTTCCGGCTGGCGCTGTTTCAGCCCTGGATATGAAGCTGATGGTCATGTTGCTTGCGCCGCTTGGTACTACAAGCTGCCATCCGACACCCTCCTGAGCCGTGTCATCAAACAGCCTTACGCTGAGACCAGCGTTGTTGCTATCGGCAGCGGCAGGCGCCAAAGCATTAAGAAACCAGTCAGCATTGTTGGGATTCTGCAAATCCGCCGATGAAAATGAAAACTTCTGCTGCGCATCAAACGCAGCGGCAATCGCAGACTGAACGCCTCCGCTTGTGAGTTCTTCAAGGCCTCCGCCACCGAGAGCCATGACTTAAGCTCCGTGTGAGGCTTGGATGACCTCGAGATCAACGCCAGCTGAGTCCGCGCTGCCGCCTGTCATCGGCACATTCGATATCAGTCGAACCGCTCTCACTGGAAACGCGAGGTTCCCGGTCTGGTCATCTGTCACGTTCACCAAGGTGTCGTGATCGAAGATGTGTCGTTGTTTGCTCACACTGATGCCGCCGACGGTAAACGGCCCACTGAGGCGATCCGGGTAGAACCGTTGGAACTCGCTCCGGACATGCGATCCACGGCCTGGTTGCACATCATATCCCTGCCAATCAAGGAGGTTGAACAGCGTCAACTCGACAGTCACATCAGCGACTACAGTACTATGAACCGTGATGCCAAGCGCCACCTTGAAATTAGTCCGCAGGTAATCGAGCGGCAGCCAGTTCGTTGACACGGTATTCCTAAAGCCAACCTGAATGGTGTCAGTCGGATCGTCATCGATCTTGACTGATGTCACGGTCGCGAAGGCATGCACGGTATCTCTGTTATCCGAATCTTTGAGCGCCACCGCCTCGACAAGCAGATTGCCTTTCCGGTCGGTACCCGTGACAACAATAGTCCGATCCCGATCATCACCGCTAAGCGAGATATCCACTTGGCGTGGAACATCCATGACGAACGGATCCGGGTCGGATGTCAGTACAAATTCCTGAATACCTCCGGCCGAAGGTTGCTGTAATAAGGCAATCGCGTCGGTATCAACACCAACGTAGGGAGAGATGTTTAATATCTTTGGCCTCATGATGTGGCCCTCCTATTCGCTGTGGTTAGATTGCTGACGGTACGCGCTGTCTCGAGTCAGTGTAGTTCTCGCCCAGGCCTTCCTTCGTGAGATCCGCCAGGTACGTTACCTCGATGCCTTCAGTGAGGGCGACAGGAATATAGTCCGCTCGCTGATCCACGCTAGTCGGACTTGGCGTAGTGATGTTTCCAGAATCGAAACTGCCAGCAATCACGACCTGATCACCCTCGACAGCCTGGTGGGTATTGTACCGGCCGCCGCCACCGCCATCTGGCTTGATCGCCGCCTTCCTTCTGAGGCCACGAGGTCCGGTTTCCTGTTGGCCGACAGACACGACACCGGCTGTATCGTCATCGACGATGACGCGATCGATCTTGGTGAAATGCTTGTTGCCTTCGACCGTGGTCGTGTTCGGGCCTTGACGTTCTTCGGCCATTGGCCTGCCGTTGGCGTCACGACCAAGAATCGTGAATGTCCTTGCGGTTTCGTTCGCCGCCGCAGTGATCGAAAAACGACCGCAAAAGAACAGAATGCCAACACCATCGACAACCTCGTTGCCGTTGATATCCAAATCCTGTTCGCCGCCAGCCGCTGGCGTTTGGTTCAGCGTGATCGCTTGGTCGTCGCTGTTGCCGCCATCAATAGCCTCGGTGACCAGGACAGCGATGCGTAGTCCTCGCAGGGTGTTCTCAAGCTCGTCGCCCATCCCGAAATTCGGATCATTGAGATTAAAAGCAACGCCGTCGCCGGCTAGTATTTGTGATGCATGCGTCAGTGTATGTTTACTCATGACAGCCCTCCTTAGGGGCAGCGGCGTATCTCAGCCGCGTCAGTTGTTGTAAGCGGGGCCGGCACAACGCCGACCCCACATTTCACGGATTTGCTAGGTGCCACCTCCCGGTGATCCGTATGCACCACGCCAGTCAGACCAGCCGTAGCTGTAGCGCTCACGAGCCTTGTAGCGCAGGTTGCCAGTCTCGAAGTCGCCTTCGATTCCTCGCTGCACATTCTTGCGCACAAAATGCTTTGTGCCATCAGGGCAATCGGTCAAAAGAAACCAAGCATCCGGATCGGTGAATCGGTGATTCACACAGAACCCATCAGCAACAGTTCCTAATGTGTTGATTGCATTGATGTCGTTATCGCCTGTGCCGGTTCGATATGGCGACTGCAGGATCCGTGTTGCCACGAATTGCAGTTGCGTCGGCACTGCCATCTTCTTGATCTGACAAGCGATCGGGATTCCCCGGTCATCGTCAAACTCAGAGATGTCAATGGCTGCTTGCTCCAAGGAAGCCTCGGACAGATCAGCTGCGACCGCCAGGGTGTTAGCCTGGACGCCACCGCCGAACTGCGGATGCGATGCACTAAACAGCGGCACACCGTCGCCACCTGGGAAGGTAGCGTCGAAGCCGTTGTTAAAGATGTCCGCACCCTTAACTTCTTTGGTCTGTTGAAGTGAGCGAGCGAGCGCTCGAGCGTATTTGCTGCCGATAGAGCCGTACAAGCCGTCCTCTTCAGCTTCCTCGGTAATTGAGAAAGCCAACGCGATCGTCTCATGCGTATATCGGGCAACGTAACTCTCTGCCCCCTCGTCGTACGCGACACCCTCCCCTTCAGGCTTGACCGGTGCTGCGTCGAAGCCAGCGAGCAGGACATCTTCCTCGAAGGCCTTGACCGACCGTTCGATTGCGAAAAGATATTTCCACTCTTCTGGGTAGCGTGCGTACTCCATGCCGAACACCGTGTTCAGCCCTTCCTGTAGCTGCTTTCTAAAGTCAGCGCGATTCATAGCCATGTTGCGTCTCCCTTAGATCGCAGTTACTAAGGACCTGTTCTCATGTAGATCTATGAGAACCAGGGCGTCAGCAAACTCGCCAAAGTCGTTGTTGACCGTGGGGCCAGCAAGCCCCAAGATTTTCAGTGGCCCTGTTCCCCCGATCCCACTCTGATCAAGTTCAAAGGCACTACGACCTGTAAATGAATTCCCCGCACCGACCAAATAATCGGCCTTCTGGCCAACATTTGCTGCGACCAGTCCGGCGGCGCCTGATACCTGGATCACGAATCTCATATCGGGATCGTCGTATACCAGAGCCTCTACCGGGCTGCGGGGGTCCTCTTGTACTACTGTGCCTCCAATCCATCGAGGCCGGAACTGCTGTTCGCCATTGCTATCGATGTAACGTACGCCTGCGAACACGCCTACGGCGATATCACTGGATCCTGCTACATCAATAAAAGCTCGACCATTCAGCAAACTCGCCGAACCCGTCGTCTTCACTGGGTCACCAGAAAAGATGTCGTTCGGATGCTGATCGTCGATGGCGTAAGCGGTCAACCTGCCAGGTGTACCGCCAGTTCCATGCCTTCTTGGGAGAAGACCATTTGGTCTGTCCACGTTCATTCGGATAAGCCCTCCGCTATCACGTGATGGTTAGTTAAATTAAAAGTCGTCGTCGGCTGCCTCTACTTGCCTGGCTGTACCTTGGGCGACTCTCACCCTGGAGCGCGAAGCTGATCGGATATTTCCGAAACCAATATGGTCCTCGCTATGCACTCCCTTGACTTGCCGTTCGACCGCGCCGGTTTGCCGAGCTTGCTTGCGCTTGTAAAAGCGCTCGCGTTGCTGAGCGACACGTTCGGGCATTTCCATCAGGATCAAGTCCTCTGCGCCGATGTAATCGCCGTCGCCCAGGCTGTCGTGTTGGATGATCGGCAGTGAAAGACCACCCATGGCCGAAGCCTTGACTGGTCGCCATCCCTCACGCATTGCCTTCCTTAGGCGAGCGGTGTCTCGGACGTTTCCAAGACGTATCCGAATCCAACGCTGGACCATGCCCGGCCGTGCCGGCGGAGCTTCAAGGTCTGACGGCCTGATCCACTCGGTGACCTCGTTATCGAGATCGGCCGTGTAGTCAGATGCCGCTGCTTGGTCGGTGTTTTCATCATGCGGTGCCTCGTGCCCTGAGCCGGCTGGATGCACCATCTGATCGCCAGTGTTTCTCTGGCCTGTCTTCTCAGCAGCCTTGCGCGTCTCAAGCGCTTTACGTCTGCCTTCCTGCATTTTCACGACCGCCGCCTGCTGGGCGGGAGTCCGTTCTGGTTTCGTTGCCTCGACTGCCTGCGGATTAAACTCTTCCTCAGGACTATCGACATCAACGTCAAACACGCTGTCGCCTTGACCAGGATTCATGACGCTCTCCTTTCCGCTTCTCGCTTCTGGGTTTCTGCTACCTGCTTGGCATACTCGGCACAGTGCTCAGGGTCCTGTGGATCCAGATGGAACCTGACCATGTTGGCCTTGTGCTGAGCAGTCAGCGTGATCTTCGAACCACTACCTTGACCGTTGTCGCCGCGCTTCGCGCCACGTCGCTGCCCGCCGGCACCGCCGGGTTGCGCAACAGGTGACTTGCGGCGGCCCCTGCCTGCGTCCGGTTCGAGTTCGACATCGATATCGTCCGGGTCTGGCTCGCGGAGGCCTTCGTACTTCTTGTCAAAGTTATGGTTGAAGCGGGTCCAGTAAGCGTCGGTGTCAGGGTTCAAACCCATCGAGACGAGCTTCTTGTCCAGCTTCCTGGCGTACACGACAGCCTCTTCATGATCGGGATCAGACCACCATTCCTGGTTGTCCCGAATGAATTGCACAGCGCGTTTGTTCACGGGCTGATCTGCCCGGTGGTCAGCGTCGATTTCCTCGATGATTGTCACAGAGGCTTCGGCAGCAGCCTGCTTGGCCTGCTTCTCGCTGTTGAGTGCGATCAGGTCGGAGTTCAGCGCGGACTGGGCTTTGGTATCGCCCTCCTCCATCGCTGCCTCCATCTTGGCAGTAAGATCCTGCTCGATGGCGGCGAACTCGTCCTCGATGGCATCGATTTCCTTAACGGCTTTCAGTTCCGCGACTTCCTTCTTCAGCGCGTTTACTTCGCCGGCAACGACTTCGCTTGCTGCCTCGAGGTCCACCTCCAACTGATCTGCTTTACGTCGCGCCTGAAGCGCTTCGCGTCGTGCGTCTTTCGAGCCACCGTCCTTATCGTTCGCGGATGTATCCTCATCGGCGACTGACGTAGCGGCGCTCACAGCTTTAC